TGTTCGTGTAGATCTCTTGCCGATACTGTTGGCTGTTCTGTTTCATAATTAATTTTTAATACTTCGTTCATTCAATCTCCTTTTGAGTAGTGTCTTTTTTAGTTACTTATTGCTTTCCAACTGTACCTCCCCTATACTTAATTCACAGGCACTGTCATGCCGAGTATAAAAGAAAGGAGTTTAATAAAATGAAAGATTTTAGCGAATTTCAAAAAGAACTGTATGAATCTGGAAAAATTAATGAATTTATCCAATCTCATGCTCCATCTGACGATGAAGACCTTGACTTTGACTTATCTTCATCTGATGGCATTGCGCATTTAATGGGAATTTCTCAGGCTTCCATGATTCTTACCTTTATGGATTGCCTTTCTGCTTATCATGAATGGCTTTCAGAGCAGATTGACAAATAATTTCCCCGGCTTTCTTCCCATCAACTACAGGTTGTGGGCGCTTTGTAGCGTACTTGGCTCTGGCGGTTAATAATTCTGCCAGAGCCTTTATTACCTCTGGTAAACGACTATCGCAATCCCTTATGTCCAAACCGTTTTCTATTTCATTCTGTACAGATTCGCACAATCTTTTTATAATTTTGTCTACTTCTTCAAGCATACTCCTCACTCTCCTTTCTCTGAACCTGAAATTAATTCATCTACAGCCACATCGAAATATCCAGCCAAAATTTTAAGCTTTGCTATCTTCGGTTTACTCCTTCCTGATTTCCAATCAGAAAAAGTAGACTTCGGAATCCCTGTATCTTTTGCTACCCTATAGTCAGATACACCTTTTTGATTTCGAAGTTCTACATATCTTTCATACATAAAAATAATCACCTCATTTCCGAACTTTCTATTGATTTTAGTTCGGAAATCAGATACAATATATTTACCAGATACATTGACAAATGAATTAAAACTTAATTCTGTTTTGATTTCCGAACTTTGTAGCCTTATTATAGTGCGGATTTCAGAACTTGTCAATAACTTTTTGTACTGATTTCAGAATTTATTATTTAGAGGTGTATTATGTATGAAATTTATTGCAAGTTAAGAGATTCCAAAGGGATGAAAGATTCTGACGTGGCAAAGGCTACTGGAATCACAAAATCCACTTTTTCAGACTGGAAAAATGGTAGAAGCAATCCTAAAGATGCTAAATTACAGAAGATAGCTGATTTATTTGGTGTAACTGCCGAATATATTCGCACTGGAAAAAATACCAACGAATACTACACAAACAACGAAACTGCACAAGTAGCACAAGAAATATTTGAAAACAAAGAACTGAAAGCGCTGTTTGATGTCCAGAAAGATATGGATCCGGACGACTTAAAAGCTCTGCACAGCATGGCTCTCGCGCTTAAACGAAAGGAACGTGGTGATATTGACGACACCGGATGTTAATGTCGTTCTTATGGACTTTCCTAGTAAAAAAGGAAATGAAATGGTTGTTCCGAACGAAGACGGAAGCTTCACGATACTGATCAATGCAGGATTGAATTATGAATCCCAGCTTAAGGCATATGAACATGCCATGAGTCATATAACAAATGATGACTTTTCGAAAGGTAATGTACAAGAAATCGAATACTATGCTCATCATCTACACAAGGATCCTGAGCCGGCTCAAATCTATCTTGATCGCATCAAGCAACTGCAAGCGGAACAAAGACGATTAAAGAAGCGGATTGCTCGTGATCAGAAACGTGTTGAATTTATTCAGGAACATTGTGATATGTTCCAAAGAGCTGAGCATCACTATCTATATGGTGATGACTTATAAATCATAGACAGGTGATAGTAAATGGGATTATTTAAATTTTTATTAGGACAGCCTTCCAGAGAATACAGTGATAACGCAAAAGGAAAGTGGGCCGAAGATGCTTGGTCAGACATAGATCATCGAAAAATTACGGATAAATACTACCCGCAAATGGAGAAAATCGAAGAGCAATGGTCGATAATGTATAATCTTAAAAATTATACTGGAAAGCGCGCTGAAAAGTTTGAACAACTTTGTAAAGATAATATATCTTTATATAAGCAGATGGCAACCATTGAAAACTCTTATGGCGAAACTCCTCCACCAAATGCACCGGCTTTTAAGCGTTTAGCTATGCTATATGAAAAGAATAAATTGTATGAAAAGGCCGTTTCGGTATGTACTGATGCTTTATTATACGGTGCTTATGCCGAAAACATGAAAGGGCGATTAGCCAGAATGATAAAGAAAGCCGGCCGTACTCCTACTGCCGAAGAATTAAAGCTTATAGATAACTAATTTGATTCACACAGTATCTCTAACCATAAATACACTGCCCTCTTGATACGAAAGTATTTGTATGGCGGAGATGCAATCAAACAAACTGTACTTAAGAAAAGAGGTATACATATGGGATTAGGCGATATTTTCAAGACCGGACAATTCAAAGCTGAAATTGAAGAGCTTAAGCAAGAGAATATTCGTTTACAAGACGAGTTGAGCCATGCACAATCCTTGCTTACACCAGAGATGCAAAATGCTCAAAAGCTCCATGAACGCATTGGAAAGCTCAACGCTCAAAAATCAACTTTAGAAAATAACATAAAAGATATTGAATCCGATATTACACAGCGCAGGTCTAATATTGAACAATTGGATCTCGAAATAAAAAATCGAGAAAAGCAGATCATTGATTTGGACGATGAAATTCTTGTTCAGGATTTTGGATTATACCGTCCACATTACAACTTTGCAAACGCACTTGACTACAAAGAAAAATTAGCCGAGATACGTTCAAGGCAAAAGGCTCTCATAAAAAATAAAGATGCTGTGACTGGAAATACCAACTGGCAAGTAAACGGAAGCGTTTCAAAAGGTAGAAAAATGGTCAACGATACACAAAAGCTCCTGCTTCGTGCATTCAATACCGAATGTGATGAACTTATCTCAAAAGTAAAATATACTAATTATGACGCATCGTTAAATCGAATTTACAAATCAGCTGAAGTTATCTCGAAGTTAGGAACTATTATGGACATTTCCATAAAACATGCATATCTAAACTTAAAGGTAGAAGAACTTCGCTTAGCTTTTGAATATCAACAAAAGAAACAAGAAGAAAAAGAAGCTCAAAAAGCAGCACGTGCTGAAATGCGAGAAGCAGCCAGACTCCAGAAAGAAATAGAAGCTCAGAGAAAGAAAATTGAGAAAGAGCAAACTCATTATCAAACCGCTTATGACCGTCTTATGAAGCAGTTAGAACACTCTCCTGATGATGAAGCTCTTCTATCCAAAAAAGCCGAACTTGAAAATCAATTGAAAGACATTGATAAGGCAATAAAGGATATCGATTATCGTGAAGCAAATCAAAGAGCTGGATATGTTTATGTAATATCTAATATCGGAGCATTTGGTCCAGAT